AGCAGAAGTTGATCTTGGTAATGGTACAAACTATAATCCAGCAGAGGCCTTAAATATGTATTTTCAAACTGGTAGTATAATTGGGAGATCATTAACCCAGGAAGGTGATATGAATCCTGGTAAAGTACCTATTCAAGAACTTGCGTCATCGAGTGGTCAAGGTAAAATAGCTAGTTTAATCCAGACATATCAATATTATTTACAATTAATAAGAGATGTAACCGGTCTTAATGAAGCTAGAGATGGTAGTCAACCAGACAAAGATGCTTTAATAGGGTTACAAAAAATGGCGGTTAATGCTTCTAATACTGCTACTAAACATATATTAGATGCTAGTTTATGGTTAACATTAAGAACTTGTGAAAATATTTCATTAAAAATTGCAGATTCTTTACACAATCCTTTAACTTTAAACTCTTTAAAGAATTCTATATCTACTTATAATGTTGGGACATTAGCAGAAATCCAGAATTTACCTCTACATGATTTTGGTATTTATTTAGAATTAGAACCTGAAGAAGAGGAAAAAGCTATTTTAGAACAAAATATTCAAATGGCTCTTCAGCAAGGAGGAATTGATTTAGAAGATGCTATAGATATTAGACAAATCAAAAACCTTAAACTTGCTAATGACGTACTTAAGCAAAAACGCAAAAAACGTCAAGAACAAATACAACAAGCCCAACAACAACAAGCCCAAGCAGAGGCAGAAGCTCAATCTCAGGCTGTTGAAAAACAAGCAATGACTGAAGTGCAAAAACAACAAGCTATTGCAGGGGCTAATGTAGAATTTGAACAAGCCAAATCTCAAATGGAAATTCAAAGAATGCAAACTGAATGGCAACTTAAGCAACAAGAAATGCAAATAGCATTTAATTTCGATATGCAATTAAAACAACTTGAAGTAGGGGCAATGAAAGAAAAAGAAGCTCTAATTGAAAATCGTAAAGATAAAAGAATAAAACTAGAAGGTAATCAACAAAGTCAAATGATTGATCAAAGGAATAATGATTTGATGCCTATAGATTTTGAACAACAAGGTGATATAGAAGCACCTATTTAATTAATTTTATAATATTTTATTATGTCAAAACAAACAAAAACAGCCCCAGAGGTAACTCCAGAGGCTAAAGCAGAAGGTGGGGACATGAAAATGACCAAACCTAAATTTAAAAAATTCGATTCTACGGATCATCCGGTTAAAGTGGATCTTTCTAGAGTAGATACCTCAATAGAAGGTGCTATGAAAGAAACTCACAATAAACCAATCAAAGTAGATTTAACTAAAAAAGAAGACGATGCCATTCCTATCGGAGAAACAAAAGAGGTACCTGTGGGCGAACGAGCCGGAGATAGCAAAAGAGTGGACACAGAAGTACGGTCCGGGGATACAAAGGAAAACGAGTCGGTACAAAAGTCCGAATCGCCTATTGAAGAAATTCAAGAAGTAGCCGAAGGAACACTACCGGAAGTAGAAGAGCCAGTAATTAAAAAAGAAGTTACACAAGAACCTAAACCTATCTTACCAGATAATATAGAAAAACTTGTTAACTTCATGAAAGAAACCGGTGGCACTATAGACGATTATACAAGACTTAACGCAGATTATTCTAGCGTTGATGATAATACTTTATTAAAAGAGTATTATAAGAAAAAGAAACCTCATCTTAATACAGAAGAAATTGATTTCATTATGGAAGAAAATTTTCTGTTTGATGGTGATGTGGATGAAGAGCGAGACATCCGAAAAAAGAAACTCGCTAAGAAAGAAGCAATTGCAGAAGCCCAAATCTTTTTAAAGGACTTGAAACAAAAATATTACGACGAGATCAAGTTGAGGCCCGGCGTAACACAAGACCAACAAAAAGCAACAGACTTTTTCAATCGCTACAATCAAGAACAAGAAATAGCTGAACAAAAGCACTCCAGATTTAAAGACGCTACTAAACAAATGTTCTCCAATGAATTCAAAGGTTTTGATTTCGAAGTTGGTGAAAAGAAATTTAGGTACGGAGTTAAAGACCCAGGTGCTGTTGCGGAAAATCAATCTAATTTAAATAACTTCGTCGAGAAGTTCTTAGACAAAGAAGGGAATGTTAAAGATACGAAAGGTTATCATAAAGCTATGTATGCTGCACAAAATATAGACAGAATAGTAAATCATTTTTACGAACAAGGAAAAACTGATGGAATTAAAAACGTTGTTGAAGGATCTAAAAATCCTACAACTGAAGCTCGTCAATCGGGTGTAGAAGATATTTTTGTTGGTGGACTCAAAGTTCGCGCTATAGACGGTGTAAGTAGTTCAAAACTTAAAATTAAAAAAAGTAAATTTAACAATTAAAAATTAAACAATTATGGGTGTATTAAGTCCTCAATATGGTAGTTTAGTCCCATCGCAAGCACAGCAAGCGTTAACGACTAACTATCTTAATTTCGCTGGTGCGGGAGGTGTAAACTTCTCTCAACAGTATCTACCAGAAATTTATGAAGCTGAGGTAGAACGTTATGGAAACAGAACGATAGGTGGCTTCTTAAGAATGGTTGGCGCTGAAATGCCAATGATGTCTGATCAAGTAGTTTGGTCGGAACAAAATAGATTACACGTTGCTTATGACGGCTGTGGTCTTAACGCAGATGGGTATTCAATTATATTACCTGCCGGTGTTACTAACACAGTATATAATAACCAAACGGTTGTAGTTATGGATACGAATAATCCTGCTTTTACAGTAAAATGTATAGTAGGTGCATCAACAGCAAATGCGAATGTTATTGCTGGTGCTGCTGCTGTTCCTGCTGGAGCTGCATTTATGTGTTATCCTTATACTCAAGCTTTCGTTAGTGGAGCAGCTGCTGCGGCAATTGCTGTACCAAGACTGAAAGTATTTGTATACGGTTCAGAGTGGGCAAAAGGCCAAGTTGGTCCTGCGACTACTACAACAGGTGAATCAATTCAACCAAATTTAACAACTTTTACTAACTCTCCTATCATTATTAGAGATAGATACGCTGTATCTGGTTCTGATACTGCTCAGATCGGTTGGGTTGAGGTTGCTACAGAAGATGGTCAATCTGGTTACTTATGGTATTTAAAAGCCGAAGGTGAAACTAGAATGAGATTCGAAGATTATCTAGAAATGGGTATGATTGAAGGTGAGTTAATGACTGCTCTATCTGGTTTTGATGTAAATTCTGCAGAACTTTATGGATTTACTGCTGCTATTGGTGCGGCTGGTATTCAAGGTAAAGGTACTGAAGGTTTATTTGCTGCTATTAATAATGGTGGTAATGTACTTTCTGGTTATGCAGGATCTTTACAAGACTTTGATGCTGTTCTAGAAAATCTAGATACTCAAGGTGCTATTGAAGAAAACATGCTTTTCTTAGATAGAAAAACTGAGCTGTTATTTGATAACATGCTTGCACAGCAAAATTCTTACGGAGCTGGAGGTACATCTTATGGTGTATTTGAAAACTCTGAAGATATGGCGCTTAACTTAGGTTTCTCTGGGTTTAGAAGAGGTTCTTATGACTTCTACAAAACTTCATGGAAATACTTAAATGACGCTTCGTTAAGAGGTGGTTCATCTAATTTTGTTAACGGTGATAACATCGATGGTGTATTAATTCCTGCGGGAACTTCTACAGTATACGATCAGCTACTAGGAACAAATATCAGACGACCATTCCTTCATGTAAGATATAGAGCTTCTCAAGCTGACGATAGAAGAATGAAATCATGGCTAACAGGTTCTGTTGGCGGTGCTGCTACTTCTACTTTAGATGCAATGGAGGTTAACTTCTTATCTGAAAGATGTCTATGTACTCAAGCTAGAAACAACTTTGTTATGTTCGTAGCTTAATTATTATTTAAAGGAAAAGGCGCTTCGGCGCCTTGCCCTTTATTTTTATTAACTATTTAATTATATTATATTATGTCAAAAACAAAAGAAAAAAAAGTACCTCATTCACAAGATGAATGGGAAATAAAAGATAGAAATTATTTTTTAACAGGTAATAAAGAACCTTTAACTTTTACATTAAAATCAAGACATACAGAAAAATATCCTCTGTTATATTTTGACCCAGTAAAAAAAGAGCAAAGAGCTTTAAGATATGCAACTAATCAATCATCTCCATTTGCTGATGAGCAAAAAGGGGAAGTGACATTAAGGCATATTGTATTTAAAGATGGAACATTAGCAGTTCCCCAAGAATATCAAGCCTTGCAAAAGTTATTATCTTTATATCATCCAGACAAAGATAAAAGATATGCTGAGCATAAACCACAAGAAATTGCACAAGATCAATTAATAGATCTAGAAATAGAAATACTAGCTTTGAATGCTGCAAAAAATATGGAATTAGCTCAAATGGAAGCTATCATGCGAGTAGAATTAGGTTCTCAAGTAACAAAAATGAGCTCTAAAGAATTAAAAAGAGATACATTATTGTTTGCCAAAAAGAGTCCAAAACTATTTATTGATTTAGCTAAAGATGATAACATCCAATTAAGAAACTTTGGCCTTAAAGCGGTCGAAGCTGCAATTGTTAAACTTTCACAAGATCAAAGATACTTCTTATGGGGTGCAACTGATCGTAAGTTATTAACAGTTCCATTTGATGAAAATCCGTATTCAGCATTAGCTGCATGGTTTAAAACAGATGAAGGTGTTGAAGTCTATAAAACTATAGAGAAAAAACTATCTTAATATGTAATACTAATAAGGGCGGCAACACGCCGCCTTTATTATAAATAATATACTAGAATGGCAATAAACGTAGATACTGTATATAAAACAGTCTTATTAATCCTTAATCAACAACAAAGAGGATACATGACACCTGACGA